ACCGCCACCGCCAAGCTTAACAGATACTTGACCTTCAAAATGAACTTTAGTGTTGTCTGGGTAAGTTTGCTCAAAGAAAAGTTTCGTCTTGTTGTCTGCTGCCTTACGTAATACACGGTAAGGAGCTGTTGCGCTATCGTTCTTGTAAGAGAACTTGTATTCAAGTTCTCCAGCATCGCCAATACCAAATTCATATTTTTTAACCTTATCTTCCAAGGTTGTATTCTCAACCTTTTCAGGTTCAATACCGAATTCAGGTACTTCCTTAAGTCCTGCAAGTTTTGTGTAAGTTCCTTTAGCTGTCCCATAAGACAGCGTAATTCCATTTGCTAACATGTTTAATTCTCCATTCTAAATTGAAAAACAAGCTCTGAGTGTAAATCAACGACACCTTCAAAACGCATGACCTTATGTCTCAAATGAGACGGGTCTGGTACATCTTGACAGTCGGTTCTTCTCAAACCTAAAGACTCAAAAATCTGATTGATTTTAACAGCTAACTCACTTGTGCTGGTATCATCAAAGATATCCACCTTATAGCGGATAGATGACTTTTGTTCCTTGTCGTCAAACCAATCACCCGGCTTGTTTTGTTCTTCCAAAAAAATAACGACTGGGAATGTCTCCCAATCGCTAGGATAAGTATCAGTCACATTATCTGCGACCTTTTGCAATTCTTTATAAATAACAGGCTTGATATTAATCATTATATTTGTTCTCTTATCTTTCTACGGACATAATTCGAAATATTCTTAGACACACGCTCTTGATTGTCTCTCAAAGCTGGATAAAGATAAGGCTGGGCAGGTTGACCATACATCTTGTAAAACTCCCCAATCTTTTGAAAGTGGTAAGGTCCTACATTGATTTGGTCTTCATGTACATACCACGGGCTAGAGCGATAAGACACGCTGACCTCTGGAGAGATACCCGAATGGCTGGCCTGCCCTTTTGGTCCTGTACCAAACTCAACGTAAGGAGCATAATGTAGATTGGTGTAAACCTCGCCTATAGCCTTATCTCCGTCCATTTTAACCCTAGTCTTAATACTATTTCTAAGTTCTCCATTGTTTCCTGGTGCTAATCTCTTAGCATCAGCTTGGACAATGGTTTTAGCTGCATGATGAACCGCCTTTGAGACAATGTCCCGTTGTACAACATCTGACAGCTTTCTGAACTTAGCTATGAGTCTATCTGCCCCTAGTAGCTCTGACACGTTCTAACTCCAATACTTGATGATGTGTGTAGACCTTTTTAGAAATAACCCTGTGAGTCACTTCTGTCTGGCTATCGATACACACACCATCTTTTACTTTGATAGTCGCTGACTTGTTGGCGTTCGCGTTTAAAATATCATTGACACGCTCGCCATACAATTCAGATTGTAGTTTGCTACTAGCTGGCCACAATTCAAGACGGACTGTCTCAGCTTCCTTGGCATATCCTTCTTTTACGACACCTTCCTCTGTGATAGTCTTTTCAAACCGTCTCATCGGATAAGGTTTCAGTCTACTCTGCTTCAAAAACATGGCCTGCCACCCTTGCTAGTCTGTGCATGCGTATACGCTGTAGAAGACCCGTAGACAGGCCGTTTTCTCCGTAGACTACTGCTATACCACCTTCGGTTCTAGAATGCTCTCCTTCCGCTCCTGAGCGGTTGTTAAGCTCAATAGCAACCTCAGGGATTAAAAGACTTAAAGCAGGTGTCAAAGATGTGCGGTTCGTCTCTGACAAGATAAGATTTGTAGCCCTCGTTTGGAGCAACATGAGAAGCTGAGTATCTTCTTCGCCTGTCATTTTCTTCAGCAACTCTATAGACATTTTAAACTCCTTCTTGACTTAAAGCCGTAGGCTCTCCCGATACATACACTTGAGGGGTTTGTACGGTACTGACTGAGCTATAACTTACTGGATTATAGCTTTCAGTACCGCTTACTTCCTCAAGGATATCTGGTACCGCTACGCCATTGCTGGCAAAATTGTCAGCCAGCTCAGCATAGCGCTCCTCAGCAATCTCAAGTTCCTCCCCTGCCAATCGTTTCACATTTGATTCCCAATCATAGAAATCTTGTTTGATTTTAAATTTCACTTTTTAAATCCTCCAACACCTCTACAATTTCGGATTTTGATAACTTATAAGCACCAGCTATGCCAGCTTCTTTAGCTAGATTCTTTAACTCTTCTAGAGTCTTATTTTCTAAATCAGAATACTGGCCAGCCTGCTCCTCTTGGATATAATGACGTCGTAGCAATAAGCTCATATCGCCACCTCTTACTCACCGAATTTTACAACTCGTGTAGGGTCGTAAAGGTAAACACCGTAGTGTTCATCACCAGTGATGACTGTTGTCTTTTTAAGGATGTCACGGTCTGTTTCGATAGCCACATCCCGTTTTAGCATGATAACAAACGCACCGTATTTATTGGCATCGTCTGTCTGAGTTTGGCTAGGAGAGACTTTGACGATAAAGCCTTTTCCTTTTTCAACTTTCTTAGTACGGACGATTTGAACACCTCGTGTTTCTCCAAATGTACCAGAAACAACTGTATTCGCTCCTACCTCTGTACCTGAAATCCATTCTTTAACAGTGTCAGCGCGCAAAGCAATAGCGTCTGACGGATTGATAAGAGCTACATATTTTGCGTCTTCTTCATCGTCAAAAATAGCAAGTGCTTTATCAAGAGCTGCTCCTGTTGTTGGAGCTTCTGCAACGTGCTGTGTTGCAGTCTTAGCTACCGCTACCAAATCATCATCAATCTTGTTAGCAATAGCCAAACCAAGCTGGTAAGTAGCTTGACCTAGTGGGTCACCAAGACCTGACAAAAGAGCTTCATCGGTAATTTCATAACCTTTAGCAGCCTTTTTGATGGTCATAGTAGTCTTTTTAGTAGTCAATTGATCTGGAGAAATAGCTTGACCTTCTCCAACCTCAGTCGCATCTCCTGCGTACTCCCAAGCTGGAACTGTTAGAGTATTCCCTGGTTGTCCTTGGAGTGATGTTTCCACATAAGCGAGTGGAGTAAATTTAATCAATTTAGGTAGTTTAGCGGAAACCATGTCCGCCATAACTTCTGGGTTAACCATAGTGGCTAATTTAGTTTGTCCTGCTGTCATTTATTTTAACCTTTCAATTTCTTATATAGTTCTGGGTTATTTTGATAGAGTTCGTTTCGACTCTGATAACCCATACGAGCAAATTCTTCTTTTGTGACACCGTCACTATCGACTGGTGCTTGCTTCATTGGAGCTCCGCCTTTTAGCTTTTCTTGTACGCCTTTTTGCACGGCTTGCTCCCATGATTTCTGCAATACAGCGACAGACTCAGATACCGTCTCTGCGCTTGTCAAATCAACTACATTTACTAACTCAACAGGTAAGTCACGTTCACTTAGCATTGCTTTAGCTTCTGCGGTCAATTCCTTACGAGCAATAGCCTTTTCACGGTCAGCTAATTCTTGCTCACGCTGGTCTAACTGATACTTCTGTTTCTCGTCAGCGTTCATCTTGGCAAGTTTCTTAGCTTCGTTTTCCTTGGCTTCTTGCTCAGCTTCCCATTTAGAGCGCTCGGCAGATAGCATCTTACCGATTTCAGCACGAGTGAAAGTTCGTTCGTGCTTTTCTTCCTGCACCGTATCAACATTTTTTTGAGTGTCGACAGTCTCAGTTGATTCAGTAGATACAGTTGCATTGATTTCTTCTGACATAATTGTCCTCCAGCGATTACGTCGCCACTCGATAATCTCGTTTTACGTCCGGCGACGGAACAGTACAGCTTTTAATGTCATCGGTACAGTTTGGACAATATAAAAACCGTACGGGATTCCATACGGTTAGGGCATAAGAAAACCGCCTCGATTTCGATGCGGTTAATTTTTATAGTTTAATTTCTTCAATTTTTGCACGCTGTTCTAGAGTTGAAAGGTAATCCCACATAACCGAACGTTGTCTCTTTAACAAATCAATCGGACATTTAGGTTCAAACTCAAGTTGCCCTTTTTCGTATTTCCCAATCATCATATCTAACTTCTGGAATCGTTCTTTCAATTCGTAGTATTCTTTTTTAAAGCGTTCTTTCCAATCTTTCATTTTTTCAATCCTTTCTTTACACCTTTAATTATTCCGCTGATTACGGCCATAATAATAAATATTAACAACAAAAATACCAACCACCCAAAGGCGATTGATACCCAATCCCAGATAAACATGTCTTTACTCCTCTACTTTTTCGTATGTTTCTTTAAAGATGTCAGGTTTGCATGGATAATATTCTCCTTGCACGCCTTTGATAATATAGTCACCTTCTGTAGCAATCATCAGCCCTTCAAGTGTTTCAATTTTCAAAAGAGGATTTTTTAAGTCTGCATAGTCAATTCGTACTGGATCTAATCCAAAATCGCATAGCTCATCTATAGCTTCTTCTGTATCTAAAAACTGTACAGCATCAATCACTACTGGTTTTTTACGGTATTTCATTTCTCTCTCCTTTCTAAGCATCATTTTTGAGGCTTAGCATTCTTGTCCACCCATTTTTTGAAATCATCAAAAGTATTCATGTTTTTAAGAGACAAATACTTTTCAACTTCTTCAATGGCTTCCTCAACTTTAGTGTCATGAAAACAGTAACCGTTACCCGATAAATCAAAAATTTTATTTTGTTTCTTCTTATCAACAATCCATAACTCCTCACCATGCCAAGCACTCTGTGGGTCATAACATTTCTTCGATTGTATTTCAAGTCCGTTATCTTCAATCAATTCTATCAATTTTTTATACTTGTTCATTAAAATTTCCTTTCTGAGTACGAAAAAAGCACTTAGATTTCTCTAGGTGCTTAATTAAATTGATTCTAGTTTTAATGTTTTGAGGTATTCTTCCCATTCACGGTCCAAGTCCTCAACAGTTTTATTCTTATTTCGTTCCTGGATGGCATCAAAATCAATGTTGTCATCTTCGCCTTCCGGCCAATCATAAATATCTTTTTTATCCATATCATTCAATCCTTCCAAATTCAAAACCGAACACTTCGGATAATAATTCAAGAGTTTTTTCTTGTGCTACGCTCTCATTATACCCCAATTTTTTAAATTTATCAATTCGATTGACATATTGTTCTTGTGCACTGCGTGGAATCCTTTTGTTAGGTCTCGAATACCAATAAACACTTCCATCATGCCCTATAGTCAGACCATATTTTACAGTATTATTTTTATTCCGTTGTTGTAAGGAAGCAAAGTCACTGAGCGATGGAGGATAGCCAGACGGATGATTGTGAATCGAAATAAGACTTTGTTCAGATTGTTCTTTAAAAGCCTTTCTGACTTGGTTATTATAAACTACACCTTTTGTCTTTCTGGCTTTATTTGATAGCGCAACAACTCTTCCTGTATCTGCATTAAGCAAATAGTAATCTTCAAATGGAGTTCCGTTTCTATGCTGCAATATCTGTCTTGAAACTCTTGCGATAGGTTCGGATAGATGTGAGGTCTTTGGATTGTTTTTTAGTTTGTCAACAAATTCATCACTTCGTACATAATCAAGGTCCGCTCCAAATTGCTTACCGCTTAGCTCTCGTTCTCGTGGTTCCGCCACATACTTGCTATACCACTCTTTATAAGTCATATCAGCAGGTACCAGCTCGGTCTTACCTGTCTCTGGATTCCTTGCTCTGCGCTTCAGCTTGCTATAGTCTGCATTCTCATCGTATCCGACAGTAGTAGACCTACACCACGGATGCATAGGCGGACAATTAACGCCAGGGACAGCCTTATCCCTGTCATAGACCTGATTGTCATGCTCCTGACAAATACGTGATGTACGCTTGTCCAAGACAGCCACAAAGATGTACTTTTCTATGTCTGCTTCTTCATAGCTGAGTAGTTCCATTTGGTTATGAAAAAAGGCTGATTCTGTTCGAACCAAACGCCTTGCATCATTCTGACCTACATTGAACCGCTCAGCAATTGCTTGTGCAGTTTCTCGTGTATCTCGACCTGTCATGAGGCTCATGAGTAGTTCATCTTTTATGCTAGAAGTAAGCTTCCCTGTATTCTTCCAGATGTCTGTAGAGTAGGTGCTTCCGTCACCTATCCAACTAAAAGACTGTAGATGTTTTATCTCGCTCTCAGGAAGCCCAGAAAAGTCATATGCCAGCCCTGTCTGCTGTTGCAGGTCAAAGGTAGCCTTGTAATAACTATCCTTCATCAGGTCGCTATAAAAGGTATCTGAGCCTGTCTTTTCCGAATGATAGATAGATTCACGCATACGGTCTAAATCGTCGCTCAAACGCTCTAGACGCTTCATACGGAAAGAATAAGCTGGACTATCTAAGTCAGCTAGTAATCTTTGGATGTTCGGGTCATTCGGTCTAGCTTCAAGTGCCTTACGAAGTTCATTCAGGCCCTTTTGGTCCTTCATGTTTTTCAAGACATGACGAGCATCACGCTCGCTCAAACCATAATCACGCTGAAACTTATCAAAGATCTTGTTGATTTGCTTGTCTAGATAGGTTTTTGATTGTCTGTAGATATCGTCAAACTTATCCGCTTGCTTTTCAGCCTTATCCATCTGTTCATAGATGAGATTAGCCTTCCTCTTGGTCCAATAGTCCTGGTTCTTCAT